CACCACCCCTTCGCGGCCCCTTCCGGCAGGTTCCGTACGGGAGGCGGCGGGGCCGGTTCCACAGCTGCGGCTACCGCGATCAGGAAGTCGCTGAACATAGCGGCATTGGCCGGTACACTATGAGCGCTCGGATGAACGGGCACCAGCCGTGGACAAGTAAAGAGATCGTAGCAATTTGTGAACTGTTGGACATCCGGCAGGATGAAATCGGGGAGCTGTTCTTCCCTACTGTTGAGAAAGGAGAATCCGCATGAAGATCAAATCCGGCGTTTGGTACTGGCTGGCAATGGCCTGCTTTGTGGTGGGCCTGCTGTACGGCATGGGCCTCGAGGGCACCTGTCAGACCGGCGGCACCATTTCGGACGGTGCGTTCATTACGGCTATGGTGCTGATCCTGCTGGCAATCTTCTTCATGCTGCAGGGCTTTGCAGCCGAAGCGCGTGAGAAGCGGCCCCGCAAGATTCACCAGCAGCCCCGCAACACCGTGAAGAGCGGAAGGAAGGCGGGCTGACACCACCCATGAATAAAGGAAAGCACTTTACCCGCGTTTGTTTGGACTGCGGCAAGGTGATGGAAAATGTTGCTGGCAACCTGCGCTTTTGCGCTTCCTGCCGCAGAGAGCGCCACAACCAATATTGCAGGGATTACAGGGCGCATAATGAAAAACCTGCCCGCGTCATGTGGTACACCGTCGGGGACGCAAAGACCGGCGATCTACTGGCATCCGGCACGTCCGAGATGTGTGCCCGGCGGCTGGGCTACAAGAGCGCGAACAGCTTTGCGTCTGCCGTCAGCCATGGGCTCAGCGGCAGCCATCGAACTTACAAGTACACATTTGCGCGGGAACGTATCGACCGTAGCGAGGTGGACAGCCTGCCGCCGGTACGCACTATACGAAAAAAGCCCGCCGGTGCGCCAACACCGACGAGCTGCAAGGGATGATGAGTTTGAACGACTTCATCACCCCGATGATATCACAAAATCGGAGGTTTTACAATGAAAGGAATTTTGATCGAACCGGGCAAAGAGCCGGTAGTCACCACCCTGCCGGACACGCTGCAGGGCATCGAAGCACTGCTGCGGTGCCCCTGTGAGCAGAAAGTCCTGCCACGCACCCCGGCAGTGCTGGTGTACGGCATCATGGGCAGAGACCTGAACCGTATCTATCGCGGCCAGCATATCTACGGCCCTATCCTCTGCTATGGCTGGAAGGGCAACAACATCCAGCCCATGAGCAAGGATGTGCAGGCCGAGGTGCTGGACCGCCTCAAGGACACGGAGGTGCGGGTATGACGGACTACACCATCAGTTTCAAACTTTCCAACGAGACGGTTTATGCCTGTTACCGCGGCCGTTTCTGGCGCTGGGACGGCAGTTTCTGGAAGGAAAGCCACCTCATGACGCAGAAATTCGAGCGGGCCAAGGCAGCAGACAAGCATCTGACCCCACAGGCGTTTCTGACCAATGGCGCGGAGTTCGCCCCGTTGGATGAGTACGAAATCGACTGCGCAATGCTGGACGCGTTGGAAAATGCCAAACCCTGCAAGAACGCGCCCATCGAACCGATGAAGGAGGAATCAGAATGTCAGACGTCGACCCCCGCGACATCCCTGCAGAACTGCGAATCGGTCCCTGCCGCATCGGCGGGCGGTTCTTCTGCGCCGATGCCTTCGGCGCCCGGTTTTGACTTTTCCGCTCTGGGCGACCTGTCCGAACAGGCCGTGGAGACCGATCAGCAGTTCGATCTGCACTACGGCACCGCGCAGGATGAATACCTCATTTCCTGCATCTACGTTGCCAAAATGCACGCCCTGACGGCCAAGGCTGGCCGCTATGGCGGCGGTACATGGACAAAGTGGTATGAGAGCAAGGGCATGAGCAAATCCAGCGTCTGGAATATGCTGCAAACAGGTGAAGGTTTTAAAGGTTCAACTGTTGAACAATTAACTTCAATCCCTGAACTTTCTCGCAAGGACCTGAACCTGATCGCCCGCTCCGGCTGCGCCGAACAGCTCACCGCAGCCGCCGGAGACAGCCAGCGGGTGCAGGAGCTTTTAGCCCAGCTCAAGGCCAAAGAGTACAAACTGAACGAAACGCAGGCCAGATTGAAGAGCGCCTGCATTCAAGAGCAGGAGTCGCGGGACGCAATGAATACCGCAAATGCTCAGCTGGAAGCCGCAAATGCCGACATTAAAGGTCTGACAGAACAGAACGATCAGCTCAGAAGTCGGTTGGACGCCGCCGAAGCCCGGGAAGAGGAAGCGTGGAAGATGCAGAGCAAGGCCGAAGCCCGGGCCAAGAACGCCGAGGATGCCCTCAAAAAGCAGCCCATCGTGGGCGTGACTGACCCGGAAGAAGTCCGGCGGCAGGCGGATGCCCTTGCCGCCGAAGCAAAGACACAGGCCCGCAGACAGATCGAGGACGCTCAGCGCCGGGCTCGTGAAGCCGAAGCCAGATACCAGAAGCTGCAGCAGGATGCAGACGGTTTCCTTGCGCCGGAGCAGTCCTGTGCCCAGCAGGCAAAGATCATCGCCGATTCCATGCGCAGCATGTATCTGGGCTGGTTTGGCCTTGCCAGCACCACCGGCACCCCGCTGGCCCGCATGGCCGCGCCGATCTATCAGGTGTGCGATGAAATTCGTGAATCACTGGAAGAAGATACCACCATCAACCCCACTGCGGAGGGCAGTGTGGAGGACGCAGAACGGGAGGCGTTGTTTGAATGAGATTTGACACAAAAGCATTGCTCAAACTGATGAAGCAGAGCTGGCGGGGCGGCGGCGTGAAGATCCAGCGCACCGAGTACCGCGGGCTGTGGGATTCCTTTTTCATCACCGGCGCGGGCTGGGCGCTGCTGATCCCGAAGGAAAACTGCCCCGGCGAGATCGCAGGCCAGATCGTCACATGGCTGGCGGACATGCCCAAAATCGGCGAATCCAAGTGGGTGGTCAAGGGCTGCGACCCGCAGGACATCCCCGAGGACGACCGCACCATCGATATCAGCCGCTACACCACCGGCAATTATGAGACCGGCATGGCCTGCCTGCCGCTGTGCACCGCCACAGATGCCCTGATCCAGTACGGCGCAGACGACCGGGCCGCAGCGTTCCCTCTGGACGCTTTTGCCGTGGTACAGGCCGGTGCGAACCTCGGCTTTCTGGATACGGAGGCCGGCATCGCCTGCTGGAAAGACGAAGACACCCACGGCCTGTTCTGGCTCTGTGACAACGCGGGAAATGTCCCGCAGGACGTTCTGGACGCCGTGAAACATTTCACCCCGCAGAAACACTAAGGAGGTATTTTTATGGTTGAAGTTACCCGTGCGACCCGCGAAAAATCCAAGCTGCGCATTGCGCTGGCCGGTGTGTCCGGCGGCGGCAAAACGCTGGGTGCCCTGCTGCTGGCCTCCGGCCTGACCGGCGGCGATTTCTCAAAGGTCTGTCTCATCGATACTGAGCACCGGCGCGGCGAGCTGTACGCCAACCGCACAGATCTGGGCGTCGGCGAGTTCTGGTACATCGAGCTGAAAGCGCCCTACTCTCCGGAGCATTACAAGGAATGCGTGGACGCCGCCGTGAAGCAGGTCGGCCCGGACGGCGTGGTCATCGTGGACAGCCTTTCCCATGCATGGAGCAACGCGGGCGGCGTGCTGGAGATCAAGGCCGACATCGCTGCGAAACCCGGCAAGAACAGTTACACCGCGTGGGACGAGGCCGGACGTATCCAGAACGATTTCATCAACTATCTGCTGTCGGTCAACTGCCACACCATCTGCACCCTGCGGGTCAAGCAGGATTATGTCCTCACCGAGAACGACCGCGGCAAGCAGGTGCCGGTAAAAGTGGGCCTTGCTCCGGTGCAGCGGGACGATGTGGAGTATGAATTTGATATCATGTTCACCATCGGACGGGACCATATTGCCACCACCAGCAAGGATGTGACCTTTCTGGACGGCTTCGGGGCGGTCATCACCTCGGATCTGGGCAAACAGCTGGCCGAGTGGGCCAACGACGGCAAGGAGCCGACCCGCTGCCAGGAGTGCGGGCGGCTGGTATCGGCCACCAGCAAAATGACCATTGACCAGCTGGCCGATTACACCCGCAAGACCTACGGCAAGTGCCTGTGCGCGGCCTGCGCCGTCAAGCTCGAAAAAGCCCGCCGTGCCGCTGAAAAGGAAAAGGAGGCCGCCCATGCGCCCCAGTGATACCCGCACCCGCCAGAAAAAGGACCGGTTGCAGCAGGCCCGCAACGCCCGGGGCAAGGTCTGGCAGAATGACCTGCTGGACATCCTCTGCGGCATCCCCAAGGTCTGGTGCAGGGGCTGGCCTGCTGACTATTCCGGGCAGCCCTACGACATCGAGGCCACCATTGACGGCCGCAGCTGGGGCATCGAGTGCAAGCACATCGCCAAAGGCAGTCTGCCCTTCTCGGCCTTCCGCCCCAATGAGGTGGAGAATCTCTCCCGCAAGGAGGATGCCGGCGGCATTGCGGTGGTGGCGGTGCGCCGGGACAGCCCTGCCGTGGACTGCTACTTCCCGTGGTATTACATCCGCGACCGCATCGAGAGTGGCGAGCGCGGCAGCGTGAAGCTGGAAAACCTGCCCACCGACATCCTGAACGTTTTGGAGGTGGTGCACCCGTGATCTACACACTGGACGGCGAACTGCACCTGCAGGACGTGCCGACGCCGCTGCTGCACAAGCTTATCCGGGAGCTGACCGTGCCGAACCCCAAGTACACGAACGCCCTGCGGCTGGGCAGACCCACCTACAACATCCCGGAGACCGTGATGCTGTACGAGATCCGCGGCAACGCCCTCACCCTGCCGCGGGGTATGGCAGAGGAGGTCTGGCGGGAAAAGCCGGCCGGAACCACCGCCCGGGACAAGACCCTCAAAGGCGAGCCGCTGACCTTTGACACTTCCCGCTTCACCTTGCGGGGATATCAGCAGAAAGCCGTGAACGCGGCTCTCTCCTGCCAGTGGCATCAGGGGGTGCTGATCGCCCCCTGTGGCGCGGGAAAGACCGAGATCGGCATGGCGGTCATCGCTCATCTGGGCAGACCCGCGCTCTGGATCACCCACACGCTGGATCTGGCGCAGCAGGCCAAGGAGCGGGCGCAGCTGCGTCTGGGGCTGGATGAGCGGGAGGTTTCCATCATCTCCGGCGCACACAAGCGCTGCGGCACCAAGCTGACCATCGCCACCGTGCAGAGCCTGTACCGCATGGAGCTGGACGAGCTTGCCCGCACCGTGGGCGTGGTGATCGTGGACGAATGCCACCATGTGGTCAACAACCCGGAGCAGGCCAGCATGTTTGCGGCGGTGCTCAAATGCCTGCCCGCCCGCTGGCGCTTTGGCCTGACCGCCAGCGACACCCGCAGCGATGGCCTGAGCGAGACCATCTTTCAGGTGCTGGGCCCCCGCGTGGCGGTCATCGAACCGCAGCAGCTGGAACAGATCACCATCACGCCCCGGGTCGAAACGGTGCCCACCCGCTTCGTCTATACGCCCCGCGCCAATGAAAGCCCCATCGACTATGTGCGCCTGATGCGCTGCATGGCCACCGATGCCGACCGGATGCAGACGGTGGAAGGCGTCATCGACCGTGCCGTCACCGAGGGCAGCAGCTGGCTGGTGCTGGCAGCGTCCCTCGCCATTCTGGAACGGTTGCACGCCTACGCGCTCAGTCTGGGCCTTGCTGCCGAGTTTGTCTGCGGCGCAACCAAAAAAGCCGAGCGCACAGCTGCCCTCGCCCGCATGAAAGCCGGGCAGGCCCGTATCCTGTTCGCCACCTATCAGCTGGCAAAGGAAGGACTGGACATTCCCTGTCTGGACCGCCTTGTGCTGGCAACACCCACCCGCAACAAGGTCATCGTGCAGCAGAGCATCGGCCGCATCCAGCGCCCCGCACCCGGCAAGACCGAGGCCCTTGTGATCGACCTTGTGGACGAAAAGACCCCGCAGCTTCTGGTGCAGCACAAGCAGCGCCGGACGCTGTACAGGAAAATGAACATCACAGAAAAGGAGTAATTACCATGTCTGAACTGAACTATGCATCTGCCCTCGCCGCTCTGGACGGCGAATTTGAATCCGCCAGCGCCCAGACCGGCGGCAGCGGCGTGCCCGCAGGCCGCTACAACGCCATCCTGAAAGAGGCCAAGATCGTTGCCCGTACCGGCGGCGGCATTGCCCTGAGCGTGTCCTTCATCGTGACCGAGGGGCCGTACAAAGGCCGCTATGCCTTTACCAGCTACGGTCTGAGCAAGAACGGTCTGCCCTTCTTCAAGGGCTTTCTGCAGATGATCCAGCTGCCCCTCACCAAACTGAGCGAGCTGGAAAAAGCCCTGCCCCTGTTCCCGGGGCACATGTGCGTCATCGATGTGCGCCCCGACCGCAAGAACCCGCAGTACACCATGACCTATGTGGACCGGTATCTGGGCATGGGCAATGTGGCCGACTACCTCAAGCCCCCGGCACAGCCCGCTGCACAGGATGATCTCATCCCGGTGGACGAGCCGGATGATTTTCCTTTTAACTAACAGGAGGTGCGCATGCTCGAACAATTCCCGCAGGCTCTGAAAGAGAGCCGCCGCTGGGTCTGCTTCAATGCCGCCAAAACGCCCATCAACCCCGCCACCGGGCAGAATGCAAAGCCCAACGACCCCGCCACATGGGGCACGCTGGAAGCGGCACAGGCCGCAGTCTCCCGCTTTGGTCTGCGCGGCGTCGGGGTGCTTTTGGGCGATGGGCTGTGCGGCATCGACATCGACCATTGCCGGGACCCGGACACCGGTGTCCTCTCAGACATGGCCCGGGAGATCATCGACGGGATGCAGACCTACGCCGAGGAAAGCCCCAGCGGCACCGGTGTGCACCTGCTGTTCACCGGCCAAAAGCCGGCCGGTGCCTGCCGCAAAAGCAGCATCGGGCTGGAAATGTACGATGGCGGGCGGTACTTCACCGTCACCGGCAAAGCGCTGAACGATCTTGCCATCGAAGAACGCACCGCCCAGTGCGCCGCCGTGCACGCAAAGTATCTGGCAAAGCCGGAAGCGCCCTGGGTGCCTGCGCCTGCCGGCGTGTGGCAGAAGGTGGACCGCTCCGACGAAGAGCTGCTGCGCACCGCCTGCGCTGCCCGGGACGGTGAGCGCTTTGCTGCCCTGTATGCCGGAGACTGGCAGGCCTACTACAACAGCCACAGCGAAGCCGACCTCAGCTTCTGCAACCTGCTGGCCTTCTGGTTTGGTGCCGATGTGGAGCGCATGGATCATGTGTTCCGCACTTCCGGTCTCATGCGCCCCAAGTGGGATGAACGGCGCGGTGCCAAGACCTATGGCCGCTGGACGCTGGAACGGGCCGTCAGTGACTGTCAGGAGGTGTACACTCCCTCGCCGGAGCCGGACAAAACGCCCTTCGCCGATCAGGACGAAGCCCTCCGCGCCCTGAACGTCAAGTACGGTACGCAGTCGCCCGCCGCCGCACCCGCCCCCGGCGTCAAGACCTACTCGCTGGACGACACCGGCAACGCCCGCCGCTTCCGCGACCGGTACGCCGACCGGGTGCGGTACAACCCCACCGACAAATGCTGGATGGTGTGGGACGGCGCCCGCTGGAAGCGGGACGACCTTGCCACCATCAAGGGCCTTGCAGATGAGATGCTGGACCAGATGGACAAGGCCTGCTTCGGCATCCGGGATATCAATACCGCCGGGGCGCTGCGCCGCCATGTGCAGAAGAGCCGTTCCAGCCGCAGCAAGGAAGCCTTCCTGAAAGAAGCCCAGCACCTGCCCGGCATCCCCATGCTGCCGGAGCAGTTCGACAAAAACAAAGGCCTGCTGAACCTGCGCAACGGCATCCTGAACCTTGCCCGCCGGGAGCTTGTGCCCCACGACCGGGGCCGCTACATCACCCGCATGGCGCAGGTGGACTACGACCCGGCCGCCAAAGCCCCCGTGTGGGAGGCCTTCATCCAGTCCGTCACCGGCGGGGACGCCCAGCTGGCGGAGTACCTGCAGGTGATGGTGGGCTACTGCCTGTGCGGCTCTACCCGGGAGCAGTGCATGTTTTTCCTGTACGGCGACGGCGCCAACGGCAAAAGTACCTTCCTCGAAACGCTGGCAAAAATGCTGGGCGACTACTGCATGAACGCCCAGGCCGATACCATCGCCAGTACCCGCAGCCGCTCCTCCGGCGCGGCACGCAGCGATGTGGCCCGCCTGAAAGGTGCCCGCTTCGTCACACTGGAAGAGGGCGATCAGGGCGCAACGCTGGACGAAGGCCTTGTGAAGCAGATGACCGGCGGCAACACCATCACCGCCCGCTTCCAGTATGGCAAGGAATTTGAGTTCCGGCCGGAGTTCAAACTGGTGGAAGCCACCAACCACCTGCCCAAGATCCACGGCACCGATGTAGGCATCTGGCGGCGCATCCGGCTGGTGCCCTTCACCCAGAGCATCCCGGAAGAAAAGCAGGACATCCTGCTGCCCCAGAAGCTGGAAGCTGAGCTGCCCGGCATCCTCAACTGGGCGCTGGACGGCCTGCAGAAATGGCTGGCCAACAGTCAGGGCGGCAGGCGGCACGGCCTGCCCGCCCGCGCCCCCCCCGCCCGCGCCGCGAGTGCCTACAAGCAGGATCAGGACCGCATCGCGGCCTTTCTGGCCGACTGCACCGAGCCCGCCGAGGGCAGCACCGTGCAGGCCAGCGTGCTGTTCCGCACCTACCTGAACTGGTGCAGCGAGAACAACGAAAAATGGCGCATGGCCAACAAGCAGTTCGGCATGGAGGTGAAGAAGCACTACGAGATCCGCAAGGGCATGTACTACAACGAATATGTAGACATGGCCCTCTCGGACGAAGGAATGCGCTGTATGGCGCTTGGCCGCGGCACCGATCCATCTGTTGCACCAGCCAGAAGCCGTCCTCTCTATGAGCAGACCCGCCTGAAAAACTGAGCGTATGGAGGGTATGGAAGCAGGAAGGGCGTTTCCCGGACTTTTTACTATATATTTTTTGTTACATCTAGGGAGTTTTCAAAAATAGCTTCCTATCCTCCATACCCTCCATAGAAAGGAGCAACCAATTTGACTTACGAAGAGAAAAAGGCATGGCTCTGGCGGTACCGGACGGCCAAGCGGTTCGAGCTGCTCAAACTGGACGAGCTGGCCACGCTGCAGACCGATGCCACCCACACCACCCAGCGCTTTTCCCCTGTGCCGGGCGGCAGCGGCGACGGACAGGCTCTGCCCCGCAGTGTGGAACGCATCGACGAGGCCCGCCGGGCCGCCGAGGCGCAGGCTGCCGTGTGCGGCACCATCCGGGCCGAGATCATGGAGGTGTTCAGCCAGCTGGACGATGAGGTGGATTTCATGATCCTGTTCCGGCGGTACATCCTGCTGGAGGACTGGCCGGACATCGCGGTCATCGTCCGCATTTCCCGCAGCCAGATGTTCCAGCGCCACAGCGCGGCCATCAAAAGACTGGAGATCAAAAGTCCGGACTGAACCGGAGCGAACCGGACTTGATAATACTGTCAACCCCTGCTAAAATTTAAAATGCCAGAGCCCGCAGGAAAGACTTACTCCCTTCATCCCTGCGGGCTTTGTGCTGCCCGGCTGACACAGAGGATCACCTTTCCCGACCAACAGCCTGAATGCATCAGCCGGGTTTCTTTGTTATATCCTGCCGTTCGGATCTTCCGGGCGGCTTTTTGATACCCCGGGCCTGCAAAGCACCCCGGGGTCTTTTTATACCCTGCCCCTCCTGCAGATACCCCGCCCCTGAAAAAAGCCCCGGGGTGTGCCGGAAAGGCGCAGGGAGCATCCGGTCTGCACTGATGTGTGCGGGCTTTTCCCCATCAGAAGGAGGTGTGCAGCATGGGCAATCCGCGCTATGCCAACGGCCAGCTGCGGCGCAAGCACCGTGCGCGGCTGCGTGCAATGGGCTGCGAGTGCGGCATCTGTCACGGACGTTTCGGGCCAATCCATTACGATGAGCCTTCTGATGCACAGCATCCTTTGTCCTTTGTGGTGGACGAGATCAAGCCTGTGTCCAAGTGGAGACAGTTCGGCTACCCGTCCGCGCGGGCCGCTGCGGAAGATTGGTCGAACCTACAGGCTGCACATTGGTTCTGCAATGCACAGAAAGGCAACAAAACCGCCGAAAACGGCCCAAAACAGGCTAAAATCGTGCGGATTCCGCACGTTTCAGACGGCAGCTGGTGAGGGTGGGGAGGGTACCCCTCCCTCGCCCTCGGCGACCCCCAGTGCCGTCAGCGCCGATTTACACACAGGGATAATTTGAAGGGGGTGTTTCTGGCCCATGGCGACCATGAAAAGTATCACGGCCAGGGGCACCCGGCTGGAGCAGCTCAAGCAGCTGGCCAAGGTGCTGGCTTCGGGCATTGATGCCTGCGAGGACTGCCGTGCCCTGCCCCAGCTGACCAAGCAGTACCGGGAGACCATCCGGGAAATTGAAGAAATCGAAGGAGCAGACAATGACACGGACGAGATCGGCGCGATCCTCGCGCAGCGAGATCATGATGGGAAGTCAGGAGCCGTCCGCACGTATCGCACCGGAGTATCCGGCGACTGACGGGGCGGACGCCGTGCGCATCCTGCGGGCAGGCGGCACGGTGCTGGATCCGTGGCAGAGCGACATTTTGGACGACTGGATGAGCCGCACCGTCTCCGGCAAATGGGCAGCGCCTACGGCAGGCGGCAGTGTCCCCCGCCAGAACGGCAAAAGCCTGCTGGTGCAGGGACGCTCCGAAGCAGGGATGTTGCTGTTCAATGAAACTGTCATTTACACTGCCCACCTGCAGAAGACCGCCACCGAGACCTTTGAGGAAATGCGGGCATTTTTTGAAAGCCCAAAGCTGCGCCGTCATGTGGCCGAGATCAAAACGGCGTTGGGCCGGGAGCAGATCATCCTGAAAAGCGGTGCCCGCATCAAGTTTCTGGCCCGCACCCGCAACGGCGGACGCGGCCAGCACGGCGACCTGCTGATCTTCGACGAGGCGCAGGAGCTGGACGAGACCGCGCAGGGGTCTTTTTTGCCCGCCATTTCCGCCAGCCTGAACCCGCAGACCATCTACGTGGGCACGCCGCCCGGCCCCGACGCCGTGGGCACCGTGTTCCGCGCCCTGCGCAAACGTGCACTGGACGGCGAAGCGAAAAAGGCCGCATGGTTCGAGTTCTCGGTGCCGGAGATCGGCGACGTGAAGGACCCGGCACGCTGGGCAGCCACAAACCCGGCATTGGGGCGGCGCATCCAGCTTTCCACCATTGAGGGCGAAGCCGAACAGCTGGACCCGGACACCTTTGCGCGGGAGCGGCTGGGCTGGTGGAGCCCTGAGATCACGGAGCATCTGGACTATGCCATCGACCGCACCGCATGGGAAGCCTGCGCCAGCGAGGACGAAAAGCCCGAAGGCAAGACCGCCTACGGCATCAAGTTTTCCGCCGACGGCAGCGCCGTCTGCCTGTGCGGCGCGGTGATCCCGAAAGAAGGCCCCGCGCGGGTGTCGCTGCTGGAAATGCGCCCTGCCGGTCAGGGCCTGACATGGCTGGCCGACTGGCTGAACGACCGGTACGGCAAGGCCAGCTGCGTGGTCATTGACGGCCGCAACGGCGTGGACGTGCTGGTGGAGCGCATCAAGGACACATGGCGGGCAAAGAACTCGGTGATCCGGCCATCCGCAAAGGACGTGATTGCTGCGGTCAGCGGCTTCACCAACGGCATCAGCGAGGGAACTCTGACATGGTATAAGCCCCAGACCGTGCTGAATGAAAGCGCCATCACCGCCGTCAAGCGGCCCATCGCGGGCGGCTTCGGCTTTGGCGGAGACAACAGCCTGCCGGTGGAAGCCTGTGCGCTGGCGCTCTGGGGTGCCAAGACCAGCCGCCGCGACCCCACCCGCAAAATGAAGATCGGCTGAAAGGAGAGCCATGCAGATTTTGAATTTTGGCCGTGTGCCAGGCCTGACAAAGGAAGAACAGCAGCAGCTTTCTGACCTTGCCGCCGCTTACAACTACCATCAGGGGCGCAATGCCACCAAAGATAAGTATTATGAGGGGCATATCACCCTGAACGATGTGAATCTCGGCATTGCTCTGCCGCAGGGGCTGCACAATCTGGAAGTAGGCTGCAGCTGGGGCCAGAAAGCCGTGGATGTGCTGGCAGCACGCTCCATGTTTGATGGCTTTGTGAGTACCGGCGGCAGTCTGGACAGCCTTGCAAAGCTAGTGGCAGACAACCGCTTTGTGGCGCAGTATGCCAAGGCTTGCCGGGATGAGCTGAAATACGGCTGCGTATTCGCCACCCTGTCCGCAGATGCATCCATCAGCTGCAGAGTGCGATTTCACTCCCCCGCCATGGCGTCAGCCCTCTGGAGCGGCGAGAAGGGCCGCATCGACTGCGGACTTACCATCATTGATACGGTGAAGGATGAACATTTTGAAGGCACTTGGCGGCCCACACTGGTGAATTTCTACACCGATGCAGACGTTATTGTGCTGCGCGGCAACGGCAGTTTCTGGACGGCAGAGCGCAAGCACCACAAGATGGGCAGACCGCTGATGGAACCCATGATCTGGAACGCCACCAGCTCCAAGCCCTTTGGCCGCAGCCGCCTGAAGCGCCCCATCCGGGCACTGATCGACGATTATGTGCGCACCGCCGCCAACGCGGCCATTGCGCTGGAGTTCGACACCACCCCGCAGAAATACGTTCTCGGCGTGACCGATGAACAGTACGACGCCATCGTTTCCAACAAATTCAAGACCTACATGGGCGCTCTGATCGCAGCCACCTCCAACCCGGAGACCGGCGAAAATCCGGAGTTTGGCCAGCTGGCGCAGGGCAGCCTGCAACCCCATGTGGAAAAGATGCGGATGACCGCCACCCAGTTTGCAGCGGCCACCGGCCTGACCGTCACCGACGTAGGCGTGGTGAACGACGCCAACCCCACCAGCAGCGATGCCATCCTTGCCCAGAGCCAGACACTGGTGCTGCTGGCCCAGCAGCTGAACACCGGCAACGGCGATGCACTGCGCACCATTGCCTGCATGGCACAGGCCGTGGCACGGGGCTGTGAGCTTTCTGATCTGACCGAAGAAGAGACCGGTATCATGGCACACTTCAAAAACCCCGCCATGCCTAGCGTGGCCGTGACGGCGGATGCTGCCATCAAAATCGCATCTGCCCGGAAGGAGTTTGCCGGAACGGATACCTTTCTGGAAATGATCGGCTTTGATCAGGCGGACATCCGGCGCATCAAGGCGCAGGAGCAGCGGGCGCGCGGTCAGAAGCTGCTGATGGAGATGGAAAATGCAGATCTCAGCGAAAACGTGGAATGAGTACATCACCCGGCTGTCCCGGCTGAACCAGAAAGCCGGGCAGCTCATGCGGGAATATATAGACGCCCACGGCATTGCTGACACGGACGGCCTTGTGGCCTACGCCTACGGGCTGGTGACCAAGTACAGTGAAGGCAGCGCAGAGCTGGCCTGCCAGATGTATGAAGCACTGGCCGAGGCGCAGGGCGTGTATGTGCCCGCCGCAGAGCCTGCCGCTACCGCCAGCTATGGCGAGGTGGCCCGCATGGTGAGCGCTACCAAGGACCAGAACCCCGCCAACCTGCCAAACGGCATCAGCCGCCTTGTCAAGCGTGCCGGTGCAGACACCACCCTGAAAAACGCCATTCGCGACGGCGCGGAATGGGCATGGGTGCCCCATGGTGACACCTGCCCCTTCTGCATCACGCTGGCGTCCAATGGTTGGCAGAAGGCCAGCCAGAAACTGCTGAAGGGCGGGCACGCGGAGCATATCCACGCCAACTGCGACTGTGAGTTTGCGGTGCGGTTCCGTTCCGACACTACTGTGGCCGGGTACGATCCGGACAAGTATTACCGGCAGTATCGTGAGGCGGGCGGCGACATCAACAAAATGCGCCGCATTGATTACGCCGCCAACCGGGAGCGCATCAATGCACAAAAGAGGGCGGCGTATGCGGCGAGAAAGCTCTCGACAAATGAAGAAAATACTGCTACAATAAAAGTGAAAACCAGTAGTTCTCGGCAGTTTGTTTCTGAGCAGCTTTTTCAGAAGCATTATGACAAACATCTGTCTGAGTTCGGCGAGATTTCTAAAGGAAGATATCTGGAAAAGGCAAATGCTCTTGCTGATGCTCCACTTTCCGAAGATATTGTTCAACTTGTTCGTTCTGATGGAAGTATTGCTAAATATTGCTACTCGACAAATGAATTTGTAGTTGTGACTGCTGATGGAAATATCAGAACGTACTTCAAACCGGAAACAAAGGAGGCTTATTGGGATGAAGAAATCGATCGAAACAAATAAAGCTCTTTGCCCGGTTTGTGGCAAAGCTCATGTGGATGAGTACGACATCTGTGAGGTTTGCAATTGGGAAAATGACCCGGTTCAGCTCGTCAATCCCGATTTAGCAGGTGGAGCAAATAGAATGAGCTTGAATCAAGCAAGAGAGGCTTATAACGCTGGACGCCCCATTCAGTAATTGAACCACGATGCACATGCACCGTGGTTTTCTTTTGCCCACTTTTAAGCACGATGCAGTTTTGCACCGTGCTTTTTTTATGCCGTTTTAGCTCATGTTGGAAGAGCGCCGGTCTCCAAAGCCGGAAGCGGCAGGTTCGATCCCTGCAAACGGCACCATGCGGCGGGCGGCGCGTATCCCGCCCACGACCGGATCACTGACAGAGAACAGTGTAAAAAACTGAGGTCTCACACACGAAAGGAGTTTCCACCATGAAGCGTGAAGACGTGAAGAACAAGATCCCCGGCATCACCGATGAACAGCTGAACTGGATCATGCAGGAGAACGGCGCAGACATCAACCGGGAGAAGTCTGCCGCCACGGCTCTGCAGGCCCAGCTGGACAACGCAAACGCTCAGCTCAAGACCGCGCAGGACGGCCTGAAAGCCTTTGAAGGCGTGGATGTGGCAGGCCTGCAGGAACAGGTCACCAAGCTGAAGGCCGACATGAAGGTGCAGGCCGAGGGCTTTGCCTTCGATAACGCCCTGAATGCCGCCATCATGAGCAAGAAGGGCCGCAGCGTCAAAGCAGTGCGGGCTTTGCTGGATCTGGACGCCCTGAAAGGCTCTGCCGACCGCAGCACCGACATCGGCAAGGCGCTGGACGAAGCCGCCAAGGCAAACCCGTGGGCCTTTGGCGATGCCCAGCCCGGGTACCCTGACGTCAGGGATGGCGGAGACCCGCATCACACCCCCACCGGCTCTACCAGCGAGCAGTTTGCAGACTGGTTTGCGCAGGTGACCAAGTAACAAAGGAGTATTTTTATGGCGACTGATATCAACCGTACCACCTCTATTGCCCTGCCCGGCGAGGTATCCAGCGAGATCCTGCAGAAAACGCAGGAAAGCTCCGCTGTCATGTCTCTGGCCCAGCCGATCAAGCTGCCGGGTCTGGGCGTGACCATTCCTGTTATCACCGGCGACCCGGAAGCCGCATGGGTGGCGGAGACCGCAAAGAAGCCGGTCAAGCGCGGCACACTGGACACCAAGATCATGCAGCCCTACACGCTGGCTGTGATCGTGCCCTTCTCCAACCAGTTCCGCCGCGATGTGCCCGCACTGTACAAGCAGCTGGTGAGCCGTCTGCCGCTGGCTCTGGCACAGAAATTCGACGCTACTGTGTTCGGCGGCGTCACCGCGCCCGGTTCCAACTTTGACACTCTGAAGAGCTGCACCGCGCAGGAGATCGGAACCGACGCCTATGCCGGTCTGGTGGCTGCAGATGCAGACATCGCCGACCACAACGGCATCCTGAACGGCTGGGTGCTGTCCCCCAAGGGCAAGGCGCTGCTGCTGAATGCTGTGGACGCCAACAAGCGCCCGCTGTTCATCAACAGCGTGGCCGAGGGCGCTGTGCCTATGATCCTTGGCTCCCGCACCCTGCAGAGCAAGGGCGCTTACCTCTCCGGCACCCCCAATGTGGTTGGCTTTGCCGGTGACTGGACGCAGGCAATGTACGGCACTGTGGAGGGCGTGCAGATTGCCATCGCAGATCAGGCAACGCTGCAGGATGGCGAGACCACCATTAACCTGTTCCAGCAGAACATGTTTGCCGTGCGTGCCGAGATCGAGGTGGGTTTCCGCTGCGACACCACCGTGTTCAACAAGCTGACCAAGGCGGCGGGCTGATGGTGAAGTTCATCAATCAGCTGACCGGCACGGTCATGTACGTGGCTGAGGAGCGCGCGGCAGAGTATGCTGCCGCAGGCCATAAGCAGGTAGCGCGGGATCCTCCCGCAGCCGCTGCGGCTGAAAAGCCCAAAACCGTTCGCAAGGCCAAAGCGAAGTGAGGTGCCGCCATGCTTTATGCTGAAGTGCAGGACGTGGAAGCAGGTTTTCGCGCCTTGTCCCGAGACGAACAGACACAGTGCGCTGCCCTGCTGAGCGAAGCCGCCGTGATCATCGACAGCTACAACCCGGATGCAGGCGAAGACGCCAAGCGGGTGGTCTCCTGCCGGATGGTGCGCCGGCAGCTGGGCGAGAGCGACAGCGAGGGCGGCGTATCCTTTCCCGTGGGCTCCACGCAGGGCACCGCCACGGCGCTGGGTTACAGCCAGAGCTGGACCATGAGCGGAGGCTCTGCCGGTGAGCTGTATCTTTCCAAGCTGGAAAAGAAGCTGCTGGGCGTCGGCAGCCGCATCGGTGCCCGCAGCCCTCTGGAGGACTTATGCTGAAAGGAATCGACATCACCCTCTATTCCAAGACCCAGACCGGCGAGGATCGCTTCCACGACCCCATTTATGAGGAAACGCCTGTCACCGTGCACAATGTGCTGGTGGGTGAACCCTCTGCCGAGGAGATCACCACCGAACTGCAGCTCACCGGCCGGCGACTGGCCTATACGCTGGCCATCCCCAAGGGCGACACCCACGACTGGGCGGACGCAAAGGTGGAGTTCTTCGGTCAGACCTTCCGCACCTGCGGCGGTGTTGTGCAGGGCATCGAGAGCATGATCCCGCTGCGATGGAACAAGAAGGTGCAGGTGGTGCAGTTTGAGTAAGGTGAAGATCGAGCTGAACAGCCCCGGCATCCGGGCGCTACTGCGCTGCCCTGAAATGCAGGCGGTACTGAAAGACCGTGCCGACACCGTGAAGGACCGTTGCGGCGATGGCTACGAATCCTATGTGGCCCCCACCCGCGCCGTGGCTGTTGTGGAGACCGCTTCCCGCAAGGCCTATGACGACAACTCGGCCAACAACACCCTGTTGAAAGCCGTCTCCGGCAGCCGCAGCGGCGCAACAGTGCATGAACACAAGCGCCGCCTGAAAGATGGGCGTGTCATCACAGTGAGGAGCTACCAGAGAAAGAAATGATCGAAGAAGTCATCTTGAACTACCTGCGGGAAAATGCCTTTTCCTGCTACATGTCCATGCCGGAGAAGCCCTCCGGCAATTTTTGTATCCTCGAAAAGACCGGTGACAGCCCGGACGAAGGCATTTACACGGCCATGCTGGCGGTGCAGTCCTACGGCAGCAGCGATTTTTCTGCCGCTCAGCTGAGCCATTTTGTGGTGCAGGCTATGCTGGACGCCGACACTCTGCCGGAAATCGTCTCCTGCGACCTTGTCACTGAGTACAATTTCCCGGATACCACCCGCAAACGGCCAAGATATCAGGCCGTCTTTTCTATTACACATTACTGACGAAAGGAAGTATCTCTATGGATGCAAAAAATGTAAGCGCCGCAAAGCCCAAGGTGGGCGGTGCCGTCTGGCGCGCACCTCTGGGCACCCCGCTGCCCACGGATGCAAAGTCCAAACTGAACGAAGCCTTTGAATCGCTGGGCTACATTTCCAGTGACGGCCTGACCAACTCGAACTCTCCCAGCAGCGAGAACACCACGGCATGGGGCGGTGATACCGTGCTGACCCAGCAGACCGAAAAGCCGGACACCTTCGCCTACACCCTGCTGGAAGCCCTGAACCCGGCGGTGCTCAAGTCTGTCTACGGCGATAAGAACGTTGCCGGCACGCTGGAGACCGGCATCACGGTCAAGGCCAACAGCGACGAACAGCAGGACTGCAGCTGGGTCGTGGACATGGTAATGAAGAACAACGTGCTCAAGCGCATCGTGATCCCGGATGCGGCAGTGTCTGCCGTGGGCGATATCGTCTATTCCAACGGTGCGGTGGGCTACAGCACCACCATCACCGCGGTGCCGGACACCGAGGGTAACACCCACTACGAGTACATTCTGGGCGGCACTGCCGCCACCCAGTCTGCCGCCGAGAGCACCGCAGACAATAAGGAGGTAAAGGCATGATTGCAAAAACGGAATCCGGTTTTGAGATCGAGCTGGACGATGAAGCCATGAACGATGTGGAGCTGGTGGAGGCCATCGTGGAAATGGACACGGACGGTACCAAGCTGTTCTATGTGGCGGACCGCCTGCTTGGCAAGGAAGGCAAGAAGAAGCTCTACGACCACCTGCGTGACGCCAAGGGCCGCGTGCCGGTGGCTGCCTTTGGTGCAGCGATCGGTGAACTGATCCGCAGCTTTTCCGCAGGAAAAAACTCTGCATCCTCTCCGAACTGATCGCATCGGACGAGGACGCGCTGATCTGCGATTTTGCGCAGTATTACCACGTTCTGGACTGGCGCAGCCTGCCGCCGCGTCTGGCGGCCACCCTTGCTGCAGGTCTGCCGGAGAGCAGCCGCAGTATGCTGCGGCTGGCCGGGCAGCGGGTGCCTATAGAAGATCAGCTGCAGGCATCTGCTGCCGACACGCTGAACCGCATCGAGTGGTGGCTGCTGGGCAAGCCCGGCAGGCCGCCCAAGTCTATTCTGGAAGCTCTGACCGGCACGGGCTCCGGCAGCGACACGGAGGATGTGCAGAGCTTTGCCAGCCCGGAAGAATTTGAAGCGGCCATTGCTGCGCTGAAAGGAGGTTGATGGAGATGCCGGACAAAATCGAGATGGCAAAAGCCTATGTGCAGATCGTGCCGTCGGCAGATGGCATCCGGGCTGCACTGACTGACGTTTTTGACGAAGAAACGGACGGCTTAGGCGCAAAGGTTGGCCAGAGCATTGGTGCCCAGCTGGTCGGCACTATCAAAAAAGTGCTTGCCGCCGCTGGCATCGGCAAAATCATCAAGGATTCCATCGACATGGGCGGTGCCCTGCAGCAGAGCATCGGCGGCATCGAGACGCTGTTCAAGGACAGTGCCGATACCGTCAAGCAGTATGCCGCACAGGCGTACCAGACCGTGGGCCTCTCCGCCAACGACTACATGGAGCAGACCACCAGCTTTGCGGCCAGCCTGCTTTCCAGCGTGAGCAAGGATACCAATGCCGCCGCCCAGCTTGCCAACATGGCCATGGTGGATATGGCCGACAACGCCAACAAAATGGGCACGGATATGCAGGATATCCAGAATGCCTATCAGGGCTTTGCCAAGCAGAACTATACCATGCTGGATAACCTCAAGCTGGGCTATGGCGGCACGCAGGCCGAGATGCAGCGTCTGCTGATCGATGCCGAGAAGATCTCCGGCGTCCATTATGATCTGGGCAATCTGGCCGACATGTACAGCGCCATCCATGTGATTCAGCGGGAGATGGACATTACCGGCACAACGGCGAGAGAAGCTGCAACGACCCTGACCGGCAGCTTTGCGGCTATGAAGGCAGCGGCGCAGAACGTGTTGGGCAATTGGAGCACCGGCGCAGACCTGACGGCACCCCTGCAGGCACTGACGGACACGGCCCGGACCTACCTTGTGGGCAACCTGCTGCCCATGATCGGCAACGTGCTGCAGGGCATCCCGCAGGTCATTTACGGCCTTGTGCCCGAAGTGGTGCAGACCGGCACTGAGCTTCTCGGCTCTCTGGCGCAGGGCTTCACACAAGGCATCCCGGATTTTCTGGCGAATGCTCTGCCGCAGCTGCTTTCCTTTACGGAAAACCTGCGGGAAAATGCCGGGGAGTTCGTGAACGCCGGTCTGGACATGATCACCCAGCTGGCCAACGGCCTGATCGCGGGCCTGCCAGATCTCATCGCCTATGTGCCGGATATCATCATCAATATCTGCGGCATCATTAACGACAATATGCCGAAGCTCCTTGCAGAGGGCGTCTCACTGGTGGTGCAGCTGGGCGTGGGTATCGTAAAGGCTGTGCCCGACCTGCTGGCCAACTGGAAGAAGATCCTGCAGGCGGTGCTTTCGGTCATTTCTGCAGTGAATTGGCTGAACATCGGCAAGAACATCCTCACCGGCGTGGCAAGCGGCGTCAGGAGCATGGGCTCTTCCATGCTGGCTGCATTCAAGGGCGGTTTTTCCAGCGCCCTGGCATGGATCAAGAGCCTGCCCTCGCAGGCGGTTCAGTGGGGCAAGAATCTGATTCAGAGCTTCATCAACGGCCTGACCGGCAAGGGTAAAGTGGCGGATATCGCTACCGCAGCTACTGCCGGTTTTACCATCGCCGATGTTGCCAGCCGTGACGAACTGGCCGACTGGACCTCCGCCAACACCAGCCTTGCCGACAGCGCCCAGACCGTGGCGGATATCGCTATCCCGGCCTATACCAAGTCTGGCAATGCGGCAGCCGCCGCAGGGAAAGCAGCGGGCACAGCGGCAAAGACCGCTGCATCCGTTGTCAACTCTTACTCCGACACTGTGACCGAGGTGCTGGGCAATATCACCCGTACTACCCAAACCACCAACGAGGTGCTTTCCAACGGTCAGAAGCAGCAGAAGCAAACCATCACCGAGACCAGCCGTCAGCTGGTGAACGGTGTGCTGAAGGATATCAAAACCGTTACCAGCATTGCTGCCGATGGCAAAAAGACCGTGCAGCAGACCATGGATACGGTGCGGGAGATGGCCAATTCGGTCACATCGACCTTTGACACAGTGGTAAACGGCATTGCTACCAGCACCAAAACCATCAAGGAAACACTGACCGACGGCACCGAGACCACCAAAAAGGTGATCACCGAGACCTTCAATGAGGTGGTGGACGGTGCCCTTGTGGTGGTCGAGCGGGTCAAGAACGTTGCCGCCGACGGCACCGAACAGGTGGCCGAGACCATCAAGAAGGCCAGTGCCGACAGTTTTTCTGGCCTTGTAAAGGGCTGGCAGGACGAGGCCGACAAGGGCGTGCTGGGCACCTTCGGCACGTTGTACAAAGCCGTGAAGAGTCAGGACTGGCTCAGCGTCGGGCAGTGGGTCCTTTCCACCCTGTACAACGGTCTTGCACCGGAGACCAAGCTGCTGATCGATGACTTCGGCAAGAATCTGATCCAGCAGGTCAACGGTTTTCTGGGCGAGGGCATCAGCCAGCTGGCCAATGGCGCGTGGGACCTCGGCACCCAGATCTTCGACGGCCTGACCGGCGGCTTTGGAGATGTGGTCAGCCAGTTTTCCGGCCTGGGCAGCACACTGCTGGACATTTTCGGCGGTCTGCAGGGTCCGTTGAGTGCGGCAGCGCTCGCCATCAGCAAGGGCCTGCAGGGCGGTCTGATCTCTGCGTTCCCGGAGATCCTGGCTTCGCTGGGCGGCCTGATCGGTGCCATCGGCGGTGCGTTCGTGGCAATGCTGCAATCCATCGGCATGGCGCTGTTCCCTACTGGCTTTGGCACTCCGCAGGCTCTGCTGATGATCGCAGCGGGCGTAGCCCTTGCTGCCGTCATCGCGGGCATCGTTGCATCGCTCGGCGGTGCCTTCAAGAAAAAGAGCACACCCGGCACGGGCAGCTCTTCCAGCAGCGCCGCAGGCAGCACCATCACCGAGGCTTCCAGCAGCCTGTGGGACTACGAGAAGAAAGCTCCGCTGCCCCAGCGCACCCAGCGGCCCAATATCGAAGTGAACCAGTACATATACAGCAAGGCGCAGACGGCGGCGGACCTGATGCGCGAAGCACAGTATGAGCAGGAAAGGGCGGTGCTGCAGGGTGTTTGACGCTGTTTTTACCTCCAGCACCGGACAGAGCTTTGCCTTTGGCTACAAGGCCAGCGTGCTGTGGAGCTGTGACCCGCTGGGCGGCCTGCCCGTGGATCTGGAAACCAGTCAGGGTTATCAGCAGGTGGGTGCTCCTGTGGAGAGCCGCAGCATTTCCGGCGTCACCCGCACCATCACCGGGCGTATCCTGCGCAATGCCGATTACTGCAAGCGTCAGCTGCGGGACGTGTTTGCGCCGGGCGTGACCGGGCGTTTCACCGTGGCCGGGAAATACTGGTGTGACGCCGAGGTGCAGCGCTGTCCGGCCATCAGTGCGGCGCTGCTCTGGCCCACCTTCAGCTTTCAGCTGTACTGCCCCAACCCCTATTGGAACAGTGTAGAGGGAACGCTGGCCGCGACCATCAAGGTGACACCTGTGTTCCGCCTGCCGGTGTGCTACGACGCGCACCAGTTCGGCATCCTGGAGCAGGGCGATTATATCCGCATCGTCAACAGCGGTCTGGATACCCAGAACTTTCGGCTTTCACTGTCGGCCAGAGGGCCCGTGGTCAATCCCGGCGTCCTTAACCCGGAAACGGGCGAATACCTGCGCTTTGTTACGACCCTGCAGGACGGCGACGAGCTGCAGGTCTACCGCGAAAACGACCTGCTGCGGGTCCAGCAGCTCATTGACGGCAAAGCCTACGACGTGCTCTCCATCCTTGACGGAAGCAGTACCCTTTGGACGGTGTATCACGGTGTGCAGGCATGGCAGCGCACCGCAGAATCCGGTGACGGCTGGCTTTTCCTGACGCTGACCATGCACGCAGCGTATTCCACCATCATCACGGAGGGTTCCAATGGTTGAGATCATTTCTGCACTGACAGCATCCGGGCACAAGAGCATCTGCGTCTATGATATCCGGCTCAATCTGCTGGGCCGCATTGAAAGCTGGGTCTCGCTGGTCTGGCCGGAACGCTACAACGTCTATAGCGACACCCAGGGTGCACAGCTGGAGCTGCACGACACGACCGCTTTGCAGGCGCTGTGCCGCCCGGACCGGTATCTTTGGCTGGTGGGCAGCGACCGGCTCATGCGCATCGTGTCGGCCCAGAAATCCGACCACAAGCTGGTGATCGCCGCAAAAGACGCCGCCTGCATTCTGGATGAACGCGGTCACACGGACACCCTGAGCAATTTTGCCGCAGAGGAAACGTTGCGAAGTCTGGTATCCAGTGCTGCTGCGTGGCCCTGCCTTGAACTGGGCGATGCTGCAGGACTGACGGACACCTACAGCGGCGAGGTCAAGCCCGGCAGCCTGCTGAAGCTGGTCGAACAGGTGTGTCAGGAGCTGGACATCGGCTTCCGGGTGCGGTTCGATCAGCCGAAAGCGAAACTGCTGTTTGAGCTGTTCCGGCCAAAACTCGACCCGAACGCCCGGTATGCGCCGCAGTACGGCAACCTGACCGACCTGACCTATACCGAGAGCATCACGGGCTATAAAAATGTGTGCGTGGTCGTTGGCGCGGAAGGCACCGCCACCGTGGGTGCAGCGGAGAACACCGGCTCTGCCCGGCGGGAGCTGATCGTGGATGCTACCAGCAAAAAGAAGGAAGGCGGCCAGTCTCAGGCGGACTATCTTGCCGCCCTGCGCGCACAGGGCGAGCAGGAGCTTGCCAAACATACCCGGCTGGAAAACTTCCGCTTCACCCCCACCGGCAGCATCACGGTGGGCATGGTGGTGGAGGCCAGCCTGCCCGGAACGGACATTCAGGCCGCTGCCCGCATTACCTCTGTGACCCTGAGCTCCCAAAAAGGTGAAAACTCGGTCAGCACAGAGATCGGCACCCCGATCATCAGGAGGAAACAATGAGCATTATCACATATCCGCTGAACGGCGTGGTTTACAGCGCCGAGGACGTGGCCACCTACCTGTGCACCCGCACATCCGGCGTCTACTCCAAAGAGACCAACTTTGCTGTCAGTAACACCGGTACCCGGCAGATCACCGTTGCGCCCGGCCTTGCATGGATCAATTACGACGACTTTAAAGGCGTATCCGTGTGCAGCCGGGAAGAGAACGTCTTGACCGTCCCCGAAGCAGACAACACCCTCAACCGCGTGGATCGCGTCGTGTTGCAGTTTGACACCTCGGAGAATATCGCGGCGATCAAGCTCAAGACCGGCACGCCTGCCGTGGCCGCACAGCCGCCCGATATCCTGCAGAACCATAATCAGTACGAGCTGGGCCTGTGCACCATTTCGGTGCCCGCAGGCTCCACCGCTGTCACCGCCGCCGACATCACCGACACCCGCGCGGACGAGACCGTCTGCGGCGTGATGCGGGACGGCGTGACGGGGATTCCCACCGCCCAGCTGCAGACGCAGGCAAAGGCCATGCTGGACAGCCTGCAGGCCGAGGTGGACAGCAGGAGCTTTTACACCCGTGCCGAGGTGGACGCACTGCTGAAAAGCGTGAATCCTTTTCCCGTGGGCAGCATCTACCAGAGCACCGACCCCACCAGCCCTGCCGCCCTGTTTGGCGGCACATGGGAGCAGATCGCATCGGAGCGCGTGCTGATGGGTGCCAGCAGTAGCCACGCAGCGGGCACCACAGTAAAGGCCGGACTGCCGAACATCACAGGCTCTTTTGTCGCGGATGTAAAAAAGGGTGAACATAAGGTATCCGGCGCATTCACTGCCGGCAACGTGATCGCATCTACGGGCGAATACAATTCCTTTTCTGATGTATATAAGTTCAGTCTGGATGCGTCCAAGTCTAATGCCATCTACGGCCGCAGCGCCACCGTGCAGCCTGCCGCCTACTATGTGCACATCTGGCGGCGCGTGGCCTGAGAAAGGAGGTTTTGAACCATGAAAATCATTGACGAGAACGGTGCAGCCATTGAAAACCCTGACCTGACGCTTGGGTATCTGGTGGACGACACCGAGCCAGTGGAGCACCCCGCCGTGGAAGGCGTGGAGGAAGTGAGCCACTACGAGACCGTAACGGAGTATCCCGGCGGCGGCAGGGATGTGCGGAAGGTCATCGACGTTCCGGGCGTGCCTGCGCAGGCCGCATGGACCGAACAGGTGCCGGTGCAGAGATACATCCGCTATACGGAAGAAGAATTGGCCGCGCGGGAAAAAGAGCGCCAGCAGGCCGAGGAAGCAGCCCGTCTGCCCGAGACGATTGCCAGCCTGACCTGCCAGCTGACCGACCTGCAGCTGGCCCTGTGTGAACTGTACGAAGGAGGTGGTGTGTAATGGCAAGGATCTATGCGGCCCTGATCCGCAAGGGCATCAAAACGCTGGAGGATGTGCCCGCCCGGCTGAGGGATGCCGTGGCAGCGCTGCTGCAGGAGGACGGCCATGCTTAACGTTTACTCCCGCGCAAGGGATGGCGAAACGCTGCTGAGCCGCAGCTTCCGCGCAAAGGAATTTGCCTGCAAAGACGGCACCGACCCTTTGTTTGTGGACAGCGAACTGGTGCAGGTGCTGCAGGCCATCCGTGACCATTTTGGCGCACCGGTGGTCATTACCAGCGGCTACCGCACCGCTGCACACAACAGGGCTGTGGGCGGGGCGGTTTACAGCCAGCATCAGTATGGCCGTGCCGCGGATATCCGGGTGTCCGGCGTGCCGGTGGAGCAGCTTGCCGCCTACGCCGAGACCCTGCTGCCCGGCACCGGCGGCATCGGCCGCTACCCCGCAAAAGGCTTTGTCCATGTGGATGTGCGCAAAGCAAAAAGCCGGTGGGCCGGGTAAAGGCGGTGAACGGAATGGAAACGATCTTATCCGCTGTCATTGCCGGGGCCGTGACCCTGATCGGCGTGCTGATCGCCAACAGCCGCAGTCAGGCCGTGACCGACACCAAGCTCGAAGAGCTGACCCGCGAGGTGCGTGAGCATAACAATTTTGCCCGCCGCGTACCGATTTTAGAAGAACAGATGAAGGTGGCCAACCACCGCATCGCTGACCTTGAACAAAATGAGAAAGTGAGGAATTGATATGAACTTTGGTAAAATTTCTGCCGCCACCATCGCCCGCACCGCTGTGCTGCTGCTTGCCCTGACCAATCAGGTGCTGAGCGCTCTGGGCAAACCTATGCTGCCCATTGAGAGCCAGACTGTGGAACAGCTGGTGACCGCCGGCATCACCACCGTGGCCGCGCTGATCAGCTGGTGGAACAACAACAGCTTCACCTCTGCAGCCATTCAGGCCGATGCCGAATACGCCCGCCTGAAGCAGAAAAGTGAGTGAGAAAGCCCTCGAAGCAGTGTATCAGTAGTACTTTTTGACTGAAAAGTATTACTGATGCAGTCATCTTTCACAGCAGCCCCGGAAGGCACCCAGACAGCCTTTCCGGGGCTTTTTTTGCTGCCCAGATGATTCGTTCACGCAGATTCAAGAACGTTTCGCGCTGGTTTCGATGACTTTCGCACTGAAATCATGTATAATCCGGGCAGAAGCAAATCGGAAAAGAGCAGTCAAGGGACTGTAAGCGCCCCCTGACGCCCCAACGTAAAGGGGCTGTTGCAAAATAGTCCCAACAAAAAAAGAGATAGGTTTCCCCGAAAGGGGGTGCCTATCTCATTTTTTGTTGTAAACTGAGATTGTGAAAAAACAGATAGAACCCGCGCGCTGGGTGCATTGCAGCATACCAGAGCGCGGGTTCTCTTTGATCTATAAAGTTTAATCGTCGTCGCTGTCCAGCTTGAGCACAGCGGTAAAGGCTTCACTGGGCAGGGAAACGCTGCCCAGCTGACGCATCTTCTTTTTGCCTTCCTTCTGCTTTTCCAGCAGCTTCTTTTTGCGGGAGATGTCGCCGCCGTAGCACTTGGCAAGCACGTCCTTGCGCATGGCTTTGACCGTCTCACGGGCAATGATCTTTCCGCCGATGGCGGCCTGTACCGGGATCTCGAACAGGTTGCGGGGGATGTTATCCCGCAGCTTCTCGCAGATGCGGCGGCCCTTGGCATAGGCGTTATCGCGGAACACGATCATGGACAGCGCGTCCACAGGGTCGCCATTGAGCAGGAAGTCCAGCTTGACAAGGTCGCTCTCGCGGTACTCCTTAAACTCGTAATCGTAGCTGGCGTAGCCCCGGCTGCGGCTCTTGATGGCATCAAAGAAGTCGTACACGATCTCGCCCAGCGGCAGAGCATAGTGCAGATCAACGCGCACATCGTCCAGATACTTCATGTCGATCAGCACGCCGCGCTTGTTCTGGCACAGATCCATCAGGCCGCCCACATAGTCGTTGGGGGTGTACAGGTGAACATCCACAAAAGGCTCTTCCTGCTTGACGATGTTGGAGGGGTCGGGGTAGCTGGAAGGATTGTCGATCATCTCCACAGTGCCGTCGGTCAGGGTAAGGCGGTAGCGCACGCTGGGGGTGGTAGTGATGATATCCAGATCAAATTCCCGTTCCAACCGCTCGGTGATGATCTCCATGTGCAGCAGGCCAAGGAAGCCGCAGCGGAAACCGAAGCCCAGCGCGGCGCTGGTCTCCAGCTCAAAGGTGAGGGAGGCATCGTTCAGCTGCAGCTTTTCCAGTGCATCCTTCAGATCCGGGTACTTGGCACCGTCGGCGGGGTAGATGCCGCAGAACACCATAGGCTTGACCTGACGGTAGCCGGGCAGTGCTTCGGCGGTGGGATTATTGGCCAGCGTGACGGTATCGCCCACGCGGGTGTCCTGCACGGTCTTGATGCTGGCGGTCAGATAGCCGACCTCACCAGCCTGCAGCTGGGCACAGGGAGAAAGGTTGGTAGCACCCATGTGGCCCACTTCTACCAGCGTGAACTCCGCGCCGGTGGCCATCATGCGGATGGTATCGCCGGGCTTCACGGTGCCCTCAAACACACGGATATAGACGATAACGCCCTTGTAGCTGTCGTAGATGCTGTCGAAGATCAGCGCCTTCAGCGGGGCATCCGGGTCGCCGGTGGGAGCAGGAATGTCGGTGACGACACGCTCCAGCACCTGATCCACATTCAGGCCGGTCTTGGCAGAGACGCGGGGCGCATCCAGACAGGGCAGGCCGATCACGTCCTCCACCTCCTGCGCCACCTCGTCCGGGTGGGCGCTGGGCAGGTCGATCTTATTCAGGATGGGCACCAGTTCCAAATCATGCTCCAGCGCCATGTAGGTGTTGGCCAGCGTCTGAGCTTCCACGCCCTGGGTGGCATCCACCACAAGGATGGCACCCTCGCAGGCGGCCAAACTGCGGCTGACCTCGTAGGCAAAGTCCACGTGGCCCGGGGTATCGATGAGGTTGAACTCGTAGGTCTTGCCGTCCTTGGCGGTATAGTTCATGGTGACAGCGCGGGCCTTGATGGTGATGCCGCGCTCGCGCTCAATGTCCATGTTGTCCAAAATCTGGTCTTCCATGGTGCGCTCGTCCACACTCTTGGTCAGCTCCAGAATACGGTCCGACAGGGTGGATTTGCCGTGGTCGATGTGTGCAATGATACAGAAATTGCGGATATTGTCTCTTGCCATGTAGTTCCTCCGGGAGAAATTTAAGCTTCCAGTATCCAATCCTCGACATCCACGATCTTTCCGTGCTCGAGGTAGACGCGGGGCACGCGGCGGGACACGCCGCACAGCACCTCGTAGGAAATGGTGTCGGTCTTGCGGGCGATGGTCTCGGCAGTATCACTGACGCTGCCGCCCCACAGGATGGCTTCGTCGCCCTCGTGGATGTCCGGGATACCGGTCACATCCACCATCATCTGGTCCATGCACACGCGGCCCAGCACCGGGCAGGCCTTGCCGTGGATCTCCACGATGCCCTTGCCGCAGCTCAGCTGGCGGGGATAACCGTCCGCATAACCGGTGCACAGGGTGGCCACCAGCGTGGGCTTATCGGCGGTGAAGCGGCGGCCATAGCTGGCGCTCTGACCGGGCTGCATTTCCTTGACCATGCTCACCACGGTCTTGAGGGTCATCACCGGCCGGAACTGCCCAAAGCGCACCTCGTCGCTGGGGTCGTAGCCGTAGAGGATGATGCCGGGCCGCGCCATGCAGCGCTCGCGGGCCAATCCCTCGGGCCAGTCCGGGTGCAGCATCACGCCCGCAGAGTTGTCACAGTGGACGGTCTGTGGCTCGCGGCCTGCCGCCTTGAGCGCATGGAACGCTCTGACGAACAGTGCGTGCTGCTCCGCGGTGTAGGCAACGTTCTCTTCGGCGGTGTCGTCGGCCACCGAGAAGTGCTGGAACAGGCCGGTCATCTCAAGGCCCGGCAGCTCACACACAGCCAGCATTTCGCGGATGGCGGCATCAAAATCGGTGCGCAGGGCAAAGCCGATGCGGCCCATGCCGGTATCTGCCTTGAGGTGGATCTTTACTCTGCCGCCTGCCTTTACGGCAGCAGCGGAAAGGTTCTGCGCCTGTTCGGTGGAGTAGCACGCTACGGTGATATCCTCGTGGATGAGGGTCTGGGCGTACTCCGGCTGAACATGGCCCAAAATAAGGATGGGCAGAGTCTGCCCGTCCTGACGCAGCTGCACGGCCTCGGTCAGGCAGCTCACTGCCAGCCATGCTGCACCCTCCTGCGCAAAAACGCGGGCACACTGCACAGCGCCGTGGCCATAGCTGTCGGCCTTGACCACCGCGCACAGCGGCAGGTCACCGGCCCGGGCTTTGACGGCCCGGAAGTTATGCCGCAGGGCATCGAGGTCGATCTCGGCCCAGACGTGTTTTTCAAAAGGTTGAGTCTTCATGATTCATTCTTCCTCGTTTGTAATTGCAAAGCTGCCGCGCCCGGTGTGGACGGGCCGCCAGCCATCGATGCCGCTCTCCTGCAGTGCGTGCAGGGTTTTCTGGCGGAAAGCGTGGTCGGTGCGGCAGCGCTCCTTGACGAACTCCTTGGTCTGTTCGCGCACGGTCACGCCGTCGGCAGGGCAGACGCTCTTGACGATGGGCAGCCCCTCGGCGTGCACTGCGGAAATGACCTCCTGCTCGGTGGCCAGCAGCATGGGCCGGATGAGGGTGAGGTCCCGGCGCGAAAGATAAGTGACCGGCGAGAAGCAGCCGATGCGGCCCTCCCGCCAGAGATTCATGTAAAAGGTCTCCACGGCATCGTCCAGATGGTGGCCCAGCGCCACCTTGTTGCAGCCCAGTTCCTGCGCTGCCGTGTGCAGTGCACCGCGCCGCAGCTTGGCACACAGGGCGCAGGGGTTCTTCTCCTTGCGGTAGTCGAACACCACAGGGCCGATCTCGGTGCGGCGGATCTCATAGGGGATATCGTACCGGGCAAACAGCTCCTGCAATACGGTGTAATCCATGGGCCTGCCGCCAAACTGCGGGTCCAGTGTGACAGCCTGCACCGTAAAATCAAAGCCGATGTACTTGCGCAGCTCCGCAAGGCCAATGGTCAGCGCTACGCTGTCCTTGCCGCCGGAAACGCCCACCATCACTTTATCGCCGGGGGCGATCATTTCATAGTCCTGCACAGCCTTGCGCATCAGGCCGCACAGACGCTGCATTGCACGGGAACTGCTCATGACAGGGTCACACTTTCCACAAGGTTCACAATGTCGTTGATGGAGGCAAGCTTTGTCAGGCCGGAAACATACACCACGTCACCGCTGGGGTAGGTAATGGTGGCCAGCACCGCATAATACGCCTGAATGTCGCAGCGCACGGCCTCCACCTCGGCACCGTCCACGGTCAGGTTCACCTTGCGGGGCTTGATGACGCCATAGGCCTGCTTGAGATCCTTCTCGGACGCATCGATAAAGTCCGCATAGCTGTCGGCAGTGCCGCGCTGCAGCAGCACAGCTTCGTAGTCCTCACCGTCGGCGCTGTCTGCCGTGGCGAGTTCCAGCACGGTGCCAAGGGTGCTGTCCTCGGTCATCTGGCATACCTTCCAGATGGAACTGTCATAGTAGACGGAAACGCCGTTTGTGCCGGTGTAGTGGGTGTCCGGGTTTGCGGGCACGCTGCGGTTGACCAGCAGCGTTAAAATAATGTAAGCAATGATGCCCAGAGCAACAAAGATGCCCATAGCGGCCAGAAGCTTGGAGGTGCGGCGCTGGGCAGAGGCGTTGCGGTCGATGTCGTTTGGCATGTAAAAAATTCTCCTTGTATCAGTGCGCAGCAAAAGCTGCCATATCTTTTATAGTATACCACACCGGCAGACAAAATTGTAGCGGGCAGCGGCAGAAAATGTGCGGCCGTGGGCAGAAAATTTTGCAAAAAATGCGTTTTTAGAAATAATGAGGATTCAAGAGAAAACGTGAGATTTTGCAAGATTGAAAAAATTACAATGAAAAAATCAAAAAATGCTGTTGACAGGCACCTTTTTATGATGTATACTGACACTCGCGCCCCAGAAAGGCGCCTGAAACGTACAAAAAGCTTATCAGGAGGAAATAGATATGAGCACTACTCTCGTGAAGCCCGCTGAAGTCGAGCGCAAGTGGTACCTGCTCGACGCTGCCGGCAAGAGCCTGGGCCACGTCGCTGCTGAGGCCGCTGTTCTGCTGCGCGGCAAGCAGAAGGTCGATTATACCCCCAACGTGGACTGCGGCGATTTCGTTGTTGTCATCAACTGCGATCAGGCTGTCCTGACCGGCAAGAAGGCTGAGCAGAAGTTCCACATCACCCACAGCAAGTACATCGGCGGCCTGAAGAAGGTCCAGTACAGCAAGCTGATGGCTGAGCACAGCGATCTGGCCATGACCTACGCTGTCAAGGGCATGATCCCTTCCAACACCATCGGTGCTAAGGCTCTGACCCGCCTGCACTGCTACCAGGGTGCCGAGCACGCTCACGCAGCTCAGAAGCCCGAGAAGATCGAGTTCTAAGAAGGAGGCAATCGAACATGTACGAAACCAAACCTTATTTCTACGGCACTGGTCGTCGTAAGGATTCCGTTGCCCGCGTTCGTGTTTACACCGGCACTGGCAAGATCACCATCAACGATCGTGATATCGACAATTACTTTGGTCTGGAGACCCTGAAGCTGATCGTCCGTTCTCCGCTGGTCCTGCTGGGCCTGGAGGGCAAGTACGATGTCGTCGTCCGCGTTTCCGGCGGCGGTGTTTCCGGTCAGGCTGGCGCTATCCGCCACGGCCTGAGCCGCGCTCTGCTGCAGCAGAACGAGGAGAACCGTGCTGCTCTGAAGAAGGAAGGCTTCCTGACCCGCGATCCTCGTATGAAGGAACGTAAGAAGTATGGCCTCAAAGCCGCTCGTCGCGCTCCGCAGTTCAGCAAGCGATAATCTACAGCTTAATAATGCTAAAAAAGCCCGGAAATACGCCATTTTCCGGGCTTTTTCTATGCCTGAAATCGCCTGATTCCGATGGTGAAATTTGAGGAAATTTGACTTCAAATTAACCCATTTTGATGGGTTTACCATGGGTTTACGGCCTATTTTTGAGCCTAATGGGTGGGAAAATGGGTTTACAGAAGGCCATTTTGGAGGGGAAATTAGCCCCATATCCTTGACAGATTTTCGGCAAAAATCCGGCTGAAACGGAATGAAAAACAGTGTCAGGTTCGTTTGGCGAGTTCTGACGAATTCTGCAAAAATTTAATATCAGGTATCCTGTTACATAGAGCCTTGGCTCATTCTTTGAAAACGAGAATGGGTCGAGGCTCTATTTTTTTCGCCCGAAATCCGGCGAGACAAATTTGAGCAGGAGGTAACAGGTATGACGGATTTCAATCAGAAGACCCATGACACCGATGTGGGCAGTAATGGCGGACAGTCAAGGCAGATGATGGAGGTGTTTGAGAACCAGGAGTTTGGTTCGATCCGCGTGTTGCAAGAGGCGGGCAAGACCTTCTTCTGTGCAAGCGATGTGGCGAAAGCGTTGGGGTATGTGAATCCCTACGCCGCAGTGAAACGCCATTGCAGAGGCCCCCTAACGAAACGCGAGGGGGTCGTTCAGAAGGTGAATCAGTATGGAGATGCTGGAGAGCAGGTCGTTGAAATCTCCTTTATCACAGAAGGCGATGTTTACCGGCTGATCGTTCATAGCAAGCTGCCATCGGCAGAACGATTTGAACACTGGGTGTTTGATGAAGTTCTTCCTTCCATTCGCAAGCATGGTGTGTATATGAGCGATTCCATTTTGGATCAGGTGATTCAGCATCCGGAGGTCATCTACACACTGGCACAGGAGCTTGTAGCCGAGAGAGAGCAGCTTGAGGGTATCCGCAAACAGCTGGATGCGGCACAGCCCAAGGCAGACTACTTCGACACCTTTGTAAATTCGGAAGATTGCACCTGCATCCGGAATTTCTGTAAGGAAATCGGAATCCCGGAGAAGACGGCAGTGTCTCTCTTACTGGATCACCGCTATCTGTACCGGAGTCCAAGCGGCTGGCTGATGCCTTTTGCAGACAAATCTGCAAGGGGCTATTTTATTGTCCGGGATTGCTACGGTAGAAGCGGAAAACTGGTACAGCAGACGAGAGTGACCTGCAAGGGAAAGAATCATCTCTTCAAGTTGTTTAAGAAATGGGGTGTGATCGGATGACGCTTTTTACAGAGGGACGCCTTCAGGCGTTTGAACGCATGATGCAGGATACCGGTAAATACCATCGCCGGGAGGACAGCGAAGATCGTCCGCGCAAATGTCCGAAGAAAAAAGTGAAGCCTGCGAAAAAGGATGGTGAGCACCATGCCGGTATTCAGGGTTGAGAAGAACAGCAATTACACAACGATGTGCAATTACCACCTGCGGGATCAGGGCCTCAGCCTGAAAGGAAAAGGACTTCTCTCGATGCTGCTCAGTTTGCCGGACACATGGAACTATTCGGTACGGGGACTATCTTCGATTACGCCGGATGGCGTAGATGGAGTGCTTACTGCTCTGAAAGAGCTGGAGCGTCTTGGGTATCTGGAAAGGAACCAGCAGCGTGAGAGCAACGGTCGGATGGGTAGAGCCGAGTATGTGATTTATGAGATGCCGAGGAAAAAGCCGTGTTCGGAATCACCGTGTACGGAAAAGCCGTATACGGTAAATCCGGATACGGACACACCGGTTACGGAAAATCCCGCGCAATTAAGTACTAATAGAACAAGTACTGACACAATCAATAAAAGAGAGAAGAAGGAAATCCAGTACCGATATGGCTCATACGAAAATGTTCTTCTTTCTGACGCAGAATACGGCAAGCTTCGGCAGGAGTTCCCAGGAGATTATCAGATGCGGGTGGAACGGCTCTCTGAGTATATGGCCTCCACCGGCCGGAGCTACAAAAATCACCTTGCCACAATCCGGAGTTGGGCGAAGAGAGAAAAGCCGAAGTATAACCCGGCAGATTACACATTTGAGGAAGGAGACAGCCTATGAGCGACATGGTGCCTGAAGTTTTGAATGCGGCGTTGGATTCGCTCTTTACGTCGAAAGAACCCGGAGAGCAGGAATACAAGGGCGAGGATGGTCTGCTGTATTGTCGGAGCTGCCACACGCCGGTGCAGTGCAGGGTAAAGCTCTGGGGCAGAGACAAGATTGTTCCCTGCCTTTGCAGATGCCAGCAGGAAGCGATGGCGGAAAAGAAACGCCAGGATGAACTGGTGGAGCGGCAGCGTAAAATCAGGCAGCTGAAAGCAACTGGGATTCAGGAAAAGCATCTTCTGGAATGGAATTTTGCCGTTGCAGAGGACAATAAGGATATCCAGATGGCAAAACGTTATGTGGAGCAGTGGAAAAAGGTCAAGGCTGAAAACCTTGGCCTTTTGTTATGGGGAGATGTCGGCACCGGAAAGTCCTTTGTGGCGGCATGTATAGCAAATGCGCTGCTGGATCAGGGCATTCCGGTTTTGATGACGAACTTCTCCAAAATCCTGAACCAGATGGGTGCCATGTATTCGGAAGAACGATACCGGTATATCGCTTCGTTTTCCAACTATTCTTTGCTGATTCTGGATGATCTGGGAATTGAGCGCAGCACCGAATATGCGCTGGAGCAGGTCTACGCTGTCATTGATGAGCGGTATAAGTCCGGGCTTCCGGTCATTATCACAACCAATCTGAAAATTGCAGAAATGCAGAGTATCGCAAGACCAAATCGGAAATGCAGGATTGGCTTGTGGCACAGAAGATTGTGCAGGAAATCCTGAAAGAGGACGAACAGAAGAAAGAGCAGCTGCATGAGCAGGAAGTGTGGCAGGAAGAAAATAAAAAGAATAGTAGATGATGGAATCTCCGGTGCAGTGTGGGGGTAATGCTCATGCTGCACCGGGCTTTTTTTGTGTGAAAAAATATTTGTGATGATGTTGCTTATTGATTGCTCTTGACTTGAATTTTGCATCTCAACATAAAAGAAGTTATAATACAGATAGAGAGTTAAATTGATGAATGGGAGGTATGCTTTGTGCCCTTACAGATTATTAGGAACGATATTACAAAAATGAGCGTTGACGCAATCGTCAATGCGGCTAACACGTCTCTTTTGGGCGGCGGCGGTGTAGACGGCTGCATTCATCGTGCCGCCGGACCGGAGCTGCTTGCAGACTGCAGTATGCTACATGGCTGCGAGACCGGCAGCGCAAAAATCACAAAGGGGTACCGTTTACCCTGCAAATATGTGATCCATGCAGTCGGCCCGCGTTGGCGGGATGGCAAGCATCGGGAACAGGAGCTTCTGGAATCCTGCTATCGGACATCTTTGAACTTGGCAAAAGAAAATGGTTGTCAGTCGATGGCCTTTCCGCTGATTTCCTCCGGCATTTACGGCTATCCTAAAGACCAGGCTCTGAAGGTTGCAGTCGATACCATCAGTACATTCCTGCTGGAAAATGAGATGATGGTCTACATCGTTATCTTTGACCGAAAGGCATATCAAATTAGCGGAAAACTGTTTGCTGATATCGCGGCGTACATAGATGACCGGTATGTGGAGGAACATACCGACAGACGGGCAGAACAGAGGCGGCGGCTCGAAGTATTGTCAGAGGAATCCTGTTTTGAAGCTGCACCTGCCCCGCTGCCGTCCGAAGCAATCTGTAAATCTTGCAGCAGTCAATCCTTGGAAGAGGCACTGGGCCAGATTGATGAGAGTTTTTCGGAAATGCTGCTGCGGAAGATTGACGAAAGCGGCATGACGGATGCCCAGTGCTACAAGAAGGCAAACATTGACCGGAAGCTCTTCTCGAAGATCCGTTCGGATAAATTCTATAAGCCATCCAAACCTACGGTGCTGGCATTTGCCCTGGCTTTGGAACTGCCGCTTGCCCAGATGCAGGAGATGCTGGGTAAGGCAGGATTTACCCTTTCCCATTCGAGCAAATTCGATATCATTGTAGAATATTTTGTCGAACGGGGAAACTACAATGTGTATGAAATCAACGAGGCACTGTTTGCTTTTGACCAGAGTCTGATCGGAGCATAAGGACAAAGAAATGTCGCTTTCCATGCGACCACTCCACAAAAGAAAATCGCTATACTATGGCTGTAAGGTACGAAACCGAGCAGCCATAATCTTTTGGGAGGACAAGTGTATGAGAAAGAATTTAACAGAGATCGTTTTTATCTTAGACCGCAGCGGTTCCATGAGCGGACTGGAACGGGACACCATCGGCGGATTCAATTCTATGATTGAGCAGCAGAAAAAAGCAGAGGGCGAAGCGCTGATCTCAACGGTACTGTTTGACAATGTGAGCGAAGTCCTGCACGACCGTGTAAATGTAAGGGACATCCGACCGATGATTGACCGTGATTACACGGTTCGCGGATGCACAGCACTCTTGGATGCCATCGGCGGTGCGATTCATCACATTGGAAATGTTCATAAGTACGCAAGACCGGAGGATGTGCCGGAACACACCATGTTTGTAATCACTACGGACGGAATGGAAAATGCCAGCCGCCGTTACAACAGCGAAAAAGTGAAGCAGATGATCGAGCGGCAGAAAGCAAAATACGGGTGGGAGTTTTTGTTCCTTGGTGCCAATATTGACGCAGTAGAGACCGCAAGCCAGTTCGGAATCGGCGCAGATCGTGCAGTCAACTATCAGTGCGACAGCGAAGGAACTGCGTTGAATTATGAGGTGGTCAGCGAAGCAATCAGCTCTGTCCGGTGCAGTGCCCCACTGAGTGCAGACTGGAAAAAGCGTATAGACGAGGACTACAAAAAGCGTGGAGGCCGCAAGCGCAAGTAAATATTTTTGAAGCCGGGGTGATAATTCACTCTGGCTTTTTCTATGGCAGGAACTGCCGTTAAAGCATCCGGAACGGATGCGCAGCCCGATGCCGCAGGCAGCGTTCTATGGGGATTGGGGAATTTCCCCAACAAGCAGAAAATCGCTTTCGTGTCACGAAAGCCCTGCTTGCAGAAGAGCAGCACTTGCGAGAAGTCACCATTATTGATTTACTTAGCAAAGCGAGTGTGCTATAATTTTATCATGAGCTTTTATAGTTGCAAGCGTTGGTATGAATAAAGAAGGCGGTATGATATGGCGGTTTCCTACAATAGATTATTCAAAATGCTTATTGATCGAAAAATGATGAAAAAGGAATTATGCGAGTTGGCAGATGTGAGCCCAAGCACGATAAGCAAAATGGGCAGAGGCGAAATAGTTTCTATGGAAGTAATTGCACGGATTTGCCTCAAACTGAATTGCACAGTAGATGACATATTAGAAATTTTACCGGATAGTCCAGATTATGGGACGGACGAAAAGATAAAATAAGATTGATTGGACTGGAGGAGGAATACAGATGGCTACTATTTTTAATGAAGATAATACCATTGAGCAAATGATGCTTTCTACTCTTCAGAAGAATGGGTGGAAATATATTCCTGCCGAGGAACTTCCTCGTATGTATTCGGATGTACTTGTTGAACCAATTGTTCTTACAGGCGTGATTGATGATTCTATTGAGATTAACTTCAATGTAAATCAGATACAGGAAGAAAAGAAAAAAATTGAATTCCTAACCCAAAACCCAGACTGTACAGATGAAGTGTTTGAACTGGAAGATCATAACATGTTAAAAGGGCAAATCGGTATTATTGGTCTCGATAATCTTTCGCTGGGCTCTCGTTTTTCTTCTTTATTCGCCTGTTCGTGGGATAAGATTGACTGTGCTTTAATGACATTAGGCAACTATGGGCAGCAGGAAAGAAACAAATGGCGTTATCAGTTTGCATCAAAAAGTTTGCAGTATGCTTGGGATGAGCTATTTCATAAAAGTGCAAATGCCGGTTTTGAAAATACACATACAATTTTAGTTGAACTGCTCAAATCGAAAGAAAGTTTCGATGATGGCATTTTGGATGGAATTATTTCTGCGTTCTTGGCTCAATGTGAAAAGGATAATTTATATCCATGGAATTATTATTATGTAAAGTATCCTGTTTTCCGTCCTGGTAGTTATGGAAAGATGAGCAACGACGATGTGGTAAATAAGCCATATATGTTCTCGGTTATGCAGACAAAGACGCAGTGGTCACAAAATACGTACATGCCGTATTTGAAAGAAGCAGATGATGACCATCTATCCAGAGACGAGATGGGGCAGTATTTGGTTTATGATGATGTTTACATTGTCTGTGAAAACAATTCATATGGTGTTTACAGAAATGATGATGATAGCCTTACGGATACCGTTACTATTTCTCAAAATGAAGCGGGTATTGATACGGAAGATAGAATCATTAAGTTGAAAAAGTATATAGCCAATATGAAGTAATATTTCTATACATTCTGGCCGGACGATAGATAAAGAAAGGTAGCGTTTTGGAAAAAAAAGGGGGATTTTATGGCTGATAACCGAAAGAAAGCCTCTATGTCGCAGGTACTGGCAGATATAAAGCCTTACATAACGAAAAAGTTCATGGCGGCACCGTGTATTAAGGAGCAAGACATTCAGGCTATCTGTCAAATCCTCCTGCCCAGATACAAGAATGTGCAGCTCATGCAGGGACTGACCAATAATGAGGTGTGATAGCGATAGCGGCAAAAAGCTAATAAAATCAATGGTTTTGCGGACAGCGGATAGACAGGGAATGTGTTAAAAACTGAATACGCACACAAACGGCGTTACCTTAACCCCTTTGGGGGAGAAAGTAACGCCGTTTTTTTATGCCCGCAGGAAAGGAGGTGCAGCCGGAATGTATTTCACAAAGGGCAAGCAGCGGGCGTTTGAATTGCTCATGCAGCAGAAGCCGGGATTTGACCGCTATCAATCCGGTTGTGCCGGAGATGATGAAGATTGCGGCACTTGCCGTTTCTACCGCCCCGGGTGGAAATATGAGTTTTGCGTTTTCAAAGAGTGTCCCTATTGCCCCGGCAAAAGGACGCGGAAAACGCACGCCAGCATGGACAAATAGACGGGCAAAAGCCCTTGTGCCATGCGGCTTTGCAGACGCGAAAACGGCAAAGGGCATATTGCAATACCAAAACAGCCGAAAACGGCTTTCTAATTGTCCACGCATACCAAGAGAGGAAGTGAGGAAATATGGCAGTTTTCAGAGTGGAGCGAAATACGGGATATACCGTTATGAGCAACCACCACTTGCGAAACAAGGAATTGTCCTTAAAGGCAAAGGGCTTGTTGTCGCAAATGCTTTCGCTGCCCGAAGATTGGGATTATACCCTTGCGGGCTTATCCCATATCAACCGGGAGAAGATCGACGCAATCCGCGAAGCGGTAAAGGAACTCGAAAAAGCCGGATATATCGTGCGCAGCCGGGAGCGCGACGAAAAGGGACGCTTGCGGGGCGCAGATTACGTCATATACGAGCAGCCGCAGCCGCGAGAGCCGGAAGCAGCTACCAGCGGCGGACAGCCGCCTATATTGGATTTACCTACATTGGAAAATCCAACATTGGATAATCCAACGTTGGAAAAACCTACGCAGGAAAAACCTACGTTGGAAAATCCAACGCAATTAAATAAAGATATATTAAGTAAAGAACAATCAATTACTGATTTATCAAGTACCGATTCCATTCCTTTCCATTCCCTAAACCCCTTGCCCTTTGCGCATGGCGAAGCGGCTACGCCGCCGGAAAGGAAAAGAACGGAAGCGAAAAGCAATAGCGCAGTAGAGATTTACAGGGAGATTATCAAGGACAATATCGAATACGACCATCTCATTCAAAACTGCAAAATTGACAAAGACCGTTTGGACGAGATTGTTGACCTTATGCTGGAAACCGTCTGCACAGCCCGAAAGACAATCCGTATTGCCGGGGACGACTACCCCGCCGAATTGGTGAAATCCAAGTTTTTGAAGCTGAACAGCAGCCATATTGAGTTTGTTTTGGATTGCATGAGGGAGAACACAACCAAAGTGCGCAACATCAAGCAGTATCTAAAAGCGGTGCTGTTCAACGCGCCGAGTACCATTGACAGCTACTATACCGCCCTTGTCAATCACGACTTATACGGCGGCGAATGAGCATAGCCGCACTTTACCGGGAAAGGAGTTGATACCTTGCAGGAGGAAGTAACCCAAAAAACGATTGCCCTATACGTCAAAGTGGGAAAAGGCGCGGCGCGGCTTACCGAACAGGCGTTACAGAAAGCAATCCAAAAGTTTTTGGAGCAGAAAAGCAAACCCGCGCATGGGAAACAGACCATGCGGCAGCTTATGAAGCAGAACGCGGGTGTTTCCAACATCGAGATCACCGACAGCAATATTAAAGCCTTTGAGAGTACGGCGAAGAAATACAACATAGATTTTTCGCTAAAAAAGGTTAAGGGCGAGCAGACCCGTTACCTTGTGTTTTTCAAAGGCCGGGACGCGGACGTTATGACCGCAGCGTTTCAAGAGTTTTCCGCAAAGAAGCTGAACCGGGAGAAAAAGCCCTCTATCCGCAAAGCCCTTGCCGCTGCAAAGGACAAGGCGAAGCAGCTTAACGCCGCCCGCGACAAGGTAAAGAAAATGGACAGGGGGCGCGAGATATGAAGCAGATCAACTACAAAAAGCTGATACTTCCGAATATACAAAGATTCACAACTGTGTGTGGGATGTCCGGCGATTTATCTTGCTCACTAACTTGGTCATTGACTAAGTTTTTCTGACTAAGTTGGTAATTTACATTTTTCAAGATGACTCTGAAATCTGTTGCCGTTGAGAAAATTTTCGGATTATATGCCGCTGTATATCCAGGCGGCTTTTCGGTTTCCCTGACGATTTTGCGTAGGCCGCTTCCATGACGCTCCATGTATTTCATGCGGTGGAACGGGTCAGCAATCACAGGGCTTGCCATATTGAACGGATACTTTTTAGTGTCAAAAGCAAATCAGAAAATAAAAACGGAAAACCCGTTGATATTTTCTAATTTGCGGCGTATAATAAGATTATAAGAAAATAAAAACAAAAAAACTGTTTTTAGAGGAGGACTACCTATGAAAATACTCCGCATCACCGCACAAGGACTCCCATTATTCAAAAAAGACTTGGATATTTGCTTTTATACGCAGCAACGTGTTTGCGAAGAGGACAAAGATAGTCTTTACCGTTTGACGGATAACTACTATCTCCACTCTGCCTGTGCTTTCATTGGAATTAACGCATCTGGCAAGACCTCGGTATTAAAGGTCATTAGCTTGGCCTTAAATATTGTGAAAAATGAGCCCATCAATCATGTGGAGGCAAAAAGCATTCTTGGCGGAGCGAAGAATGTTACAATCCGCACATATTTTTATGATAAGCGTAGCTACGTCTGCTGCTTGGAAACTGTAATTGCGGCAAAGAAGTCGAAAACAGGGGAATATGTGTATTCGATTCTGTCTGAAAGCCTTTGGGAAAAACCGATTGCAACCGTTAAGTCGAAAAAGTATCTGACAGATTTTACAGGAATGAAGCCTGTAGAGCAGCGCAATAGCGATGAAGCATACCTTTCTGATGATGTCAGCTTTGTCATTGCGCATAATAAAAAAGCGAATGATACAGTGGAAATATTCAGCCTGCTTTCCTATACGAATGTGAATGTGCTTCCATTTACCGAAGATATTCCATTGGAGGTAATTGCATTTCTCGATCCGACTATTGAGAAATTGTGTTTTGAGCAGACAGAGGGAAAAACATTTATCCACTTGAAGTTTAAGGATGAAGAAGAGATTATCCTGAATAATGCGGCAGACCTTGAGCAGTATCTGTCCTCTGGTACGATTAAGGGTATTATTACATTCTCGATGGTAAAGGAAGTTCTTCATTCAGGTGGTTATCTTCTGGTAGATGAAATAGAGAATCATTTCAACAAGGAAATTGTAACGACCTTAGTGCGCTTCTTTATGGACAGCCGACTGAACAAAAATGGCGGAACGCTTATTTTCACTACGCATTATCCGGAACTGCTGGACGAATATGACCGAAATGACGGAATTTGTATCGTTAGAAACCGTAATGGCATTACAGCAGAAAATCTGAGCTATATATTGAAACGTAATGATATTAAAAAGAGTGATGCTTACCAGAGCGGCTTCCTTGAGGGAACAACGCCAGCATATGAAGCGTATATGCGCTTGAAGAAAAGCCTGGCTGCTTCAATCAATTAAGGAGGCGGCAGAATGGAATTAGCAAAATACAAGGCGTGTATATGTGAAGGCTCTGCCGAAGAAGCTATTATCGACATACTGGTTGATAATGATCTTCTGATTTTCAACAGAGAAGAAATGTTGGAAGAACGTGTCATTCGTTGCAGAAGTGCTAAACGATTCGAGGAGCGATACTTACGGAAAGGATTCGATGAGCAGATTTCTGTGATACGGATTTTGGATTCTCGCAGAGAGGAATTTCGATTGAGTAAAGCATATGAGCAGAAAATTGACGTGGTAAATGTCATTACTGCTCCAGAAATTGAAATGCTGATTATTCATGCGGAAGGAGCATATGATCAGTTTAAGCGTTCTGGAAAAAAACCAAGCGAATTTTGTAAAATAAATCTTCGGATGCATGATGTGAAGTCGTATGATTTTGTGAAGCAGTATTTCAGTAATCCTCAGCTCTTGGTGAAAGCCATAAAAGAGTATCGCAGAACAGCAAATATCCCCAAAGGAGAATACAGCTTGTCTGATTTGCTGAGATGAGCGTTGCTTTTTTGATACATTAGCCGTGACTCAAATGGTCACCAGGAGATAAACGGGTACCAGTTTATAGAAAATAGAATAGAATCGTCTTTGATGCCTCGTTGGGAAACCAACGGGGTATTTTTTTGCCTCAATCCGGCTGTATAGAACACTGAAAAAGTCAAAACGAACCGTATGTAGTCCTGCAAGGACAACCAAAGTGCGCCTACGAGGCCAACGCGAAACCGGAGGATTCTTGTTAAACTTACTTTGTAAGGACGAAAGTCCGGATGTCCCTTGAAAACTGCATACTCATTCTTCAGGTACATTCCTGTTTGGTCGAGCCTTCGACTGCACGCCATGAAGCCCATCGGGGCGATAGCGGTTTCGCA